GATAAAGACTATGCCGTTGAAATGGAAAATAGAATATCTGGACAGCTAGCTGCTGCACAAGCTAAACTTACAGCTGCAAGACAAGCAGAAGATCCAAAGGCTGAAACAGAAGCTTTAACAGCTATCTCACAATTAGGTTATGAACAGGGTAGACTTGCTGAACTTAAAACTCAACATGAAATGAGGGATAAAGCAGCAAAAGAAGAACCTGTAAAACAACCTGTAAAACAACAACAAGCATCTCCGCCAGATCCAAAAGCGGAAGAGTGGGCAGGTAAAAATGATTGGTTTGGAACAGATTCAGCCATGACTTATACTGCTTTTGATTTACACAGAAAACTTACAGAGGA